AGGGCGCGAACTTCGATCATGGTCTTCATGTAGCCCTTGTAGACTGCAATTTCAAATACCAGACCTGAGTAGGGGTCTTGAACGGTCATGATATCAACAGCGGCGTCACCGCCAGCCGGGAGCGCCGGAGGACGAATACCGAGTTCAATAGCAGTCCGGTGGAATGCTACGTTAGCGGTAAAGTTGTTGCCGATGGTGATGGCATCGTTGTCTGCTTCTGCGTAGCGAAGGCCCGGAGCGCCGATGGTGAATGAACCACCAGACAGAGCAGAGTTCGCAACGTAGATGTCAGAAGTGCCAGCGAAGGTGATGCAGTCACCGGCAAGCAGAGTGCCAGAGCCAGTGTCAACATTGATGGTGGTATCACCAACAGAACTAGCCGCAGAAAGCTGGTAACTCGTACCAGTGCCCTTGGTGTGGCTTGCGACCTGTGCTGATTCCTTAATCATCAGGCCCTGAAGGTCAAGCAGAGTACCCTGGCGGAGCAGGTCTGCATTGCCAGCGGTGTTGACCTGCTGAAGTGATGCAAGGTTACGGAGTTTCGTACCAGCCGCTGAGTTCAGAACCAGAGTGATCTGGTTGTCCGTCGGGCAACCGTTGTCTACGAGGATCTGACGAACTTCAGCAACCGTGTTGAAGTTTGATGCGAAAGGAGTCGTACCCGCAGAGCCTACAGCACGTGAAGCGCCCTTATAAGCGGCAACAGCAAGTGAAGATTCGATGCTGTTACAGATCGCACGCATTGCTTGCTTGATCTGATCGCCATAGATGGTTTCAAAGCCAGAACCATTGTTGACGTGCTTGATGTCTTCACCCGTCCAAGGAATCTGGACAGATGCGTAGTTATCAAGGGTCATGGTCTTGTTGTCAACCGTCTGATCGGTCCCTTCCGGGATGGTCATAGACGGAGCAAACGAAGTGTTGACGCTTGGGGTACGGGTGAAAGCGGCACGAATCGTATCGCCTTTAGCGGCACGGGTCGTTGCATCACCGTTGATGGTTGAAGAAGGAATGAAGCCGACGAGTTCGCGGCCTACTACATCGGCAGCCTTGTATATGTCGGCTGCAAGATTTGATAAAACATTACTCATAACAATTACCTCTATTTCGAAGTTAACTTTCTAGCGGCTAATGTAGCCATCCGAGAAGCAATCCGCTTTGCGATCCAATCTGGATCTTGCTTTTTGCCTTTGTGAGCCTCCGACATTAGCTTGCGCGTCTTATCGGATAGCACATTACCTAAAGCGCGACTGTTTCCCATGAGACTAGCTGAAACTTTCTGCTTTGTCTCATCAGAGTAGGTCTTGCCCAGATTTGCTTGGCGCATTTTTTCAATATGCGCCGGAGACTTTTTCTTTCCTGTATTGGCTAAAGAAATTTTCGCTCGCTCTTCTGCGCTTTTGACGCGACCTTTTCCAGCATCAGAAATTGCTTTTTTGTGGCTGTCAGATAATTTCAAGCCTTTCCGCGATAGGCGTATTTTTGCTTTAACCTGTTCAGAGGCTTTAATCCCCAAACGGGAATTTGCCTTGATTGTGCTGTTGTAGCCTGATTTGTACGAGTCGTATGCGTCCATGCAAAGTTGCTCGTACATAAGCAAATTGTCTGGCGAACAAATCAAGATAGGCCCAAACGAAAACGCATCAGCACCATATTTATTCCAAGATCTTTGGAGTTTTATTGCGTGATGCGTTCCGTTGATAAGTGAGGTCTTATGCTTTCTGAAGCGCGAACGAAAACTTTTGGCAGAGCCAATGTAAAGTTTTCCGTCAATGTGATTGCGGATCTGATAGATGCCGCCTAATTTTGCGTCCATTTGCCGCCTCAAGACGGCTTAATGCCGCCTAATCAACTACTTTGCCACCCGACTTGGCAAATTCAGACCGCTCAAAGTGTGATGCTGAATCAAACTTTTCCCGAGTCCAAACCTTAGCGTTGGAACCGCCACCGGCTCCACCACTTGCACCACCGCCACCATTTGCAGGAGCGGAGATGTAGTGCTTGCCTTCATCCGTGGTTGCCCACGATGTGACAAACTCGCTCAGTTCCTTATCGCCAATGACTGCCTTTCGAGCATCACCATCAGCAATAACTTTTGCTTGTGTGCCTAGCATGGCCTTGACCGCAGGGAGGAACTGAGTAGCAACCCCGGCCTTTACCAGTGCATCTGTCAACCCGTTATCAAGAAGAAGTTTCTGAGTGAATCCAGATTCAGAGGCTAATGACTCCTGAGCCTGTTTCAGCAGTTTTTCCTGATCCTTTTTGGCCTTGTGTGCTAATCCTAGGTCAGATTCCAATGAATCAATCTTGGATTGCAACTTATCCAATTCGACAGGATCAATCGTTCTGCCCTTTCGCGCTTCCTTGAGTTCTGTCAGAAGTTCCTGATTCTTCTTGACCAAACCGCCAGTTGCACTCTCAATGGCCTCATCAATTTTGGCCTTGAGTTCTTCTTCGCTGATTTCCATCGATACCTCTGGTTTTGATGGTTTGTCCCACAGGGACAGGGGTTAACGTGACACAATCACGCTTGAGCGCGACTATAGCACAAAATAAAATTAGTCAATACCTGCCTTTCGGAACATAGTTGAATCCTTGGAGCGTAATTGCTTCAAGGTATATTCCTTTCCAGACTGGTCTACAAATCTGTCCAGTGGCATTCCTTCTCTGAATAGTTTGCCTCTGGTTGGCCCCAATACGTCATCTTGAAAAGCCGCCGACTTTTTCTTGAGCCAAGTTTGATAGGTTTCTGCTTCTGGTACCTGACCATCCATGGATGCTCTTGTTCCTGCCGGGGCTTCTTCCATGTCGATCCCGAGTTCTTTCCATGACTTGAGTACAGGAGTCGTGCTGGATCTGCATCTGAAGTGGGCTGGTGGTCTAGGCCCAGAGTCAACAGGGTATACCGTTCCATCGCGTGATTGGCATATTGGAGTTGTCCTAGCATCCAACGTACTAACCCATTGAACCCCTTTGATAAGGTCATCATTTGCCCCATAAAAAGTCTGCCTTGCCTCGTTTGCCGTATGTGCAACTGCCGTAGACACCAAAGCCTGTGCCTGTCGCATATTCAGAGCGGTTACGCCATCTGAATAGTTCAGTGCCTTGGTTCCAATCACTCGCTTGGTAATCTGGCCGTATGACTCACCCTCAACGATGCCCATGCGAACAGCGTCCCTGATGCGGATGTAGGAATCTTCGTCTAGCTTGTCGATCCATTCTTTTAGGATCTTTCCTTCAAACGGCTTTGATTCCACAGCGGCAATCAATGTCTCTGCGGATGGGCTGACAATGTTCAGTTCAACGGGCGTTGAATCGCGAATGACTTGCTCTTGGTGATTGGCTTCGTATTCGGCAAGTGCTGCTAGTTCGTTTTCAAGATCAAGAGAAGCGTAATCCCACGATGCACTGATGATGTTTCGGATACCTTCCAGCCTTGTGTCAATCTCTGCGATCGACATGGTGGATTCAAGGTCTGATAGCTGTGAGATAAGATCCTTGTCAGCTTGTGACAGTACCTTGAGGATCTTCCGGGTCACACCTGACTCATAACGCAACAGGTAAATCTGATGCGCTATGGCCCTGTCCCTGATTTCGTCGTTAGCGGTCATGCAGGATTAGTGGTCGGCATTCCCGGCGGGGTCATGTCGATTCGTTCCTTCTCATCTTGGAACGAAACATCGGGTCTGATGATGTCACCCTTGACCAGATTATCGAACAAGGTCTCATGGCTGATTGCACCGGCTTGCCATGACTTGACCAGTTCAGCGACATCCTGATGGGTCATTGACTGCGGGATGTAGTCTCGATTGATTTCTATTCGTACATCACCGGCAATGCCTGACCAGTTCGCCATCCATTCAAGGCAATGAGTGAGACCAATGCTGATTGACTGGGCGATAGATGCAAGGACAGAGTTTTCACCTGCACGATGAATGGCGGCCGTCTGTGCGGTTTCGACTTGTTTCTTTTCAGGAGCAAGAATTCTGGCTCCCAATGTTGCCATCATTGATTCTTTGGCCCTGAGTGCTTCTCTGAGTTCTGAGAGTCCTTGGCCTGAGAATTCCAGATAGAACGCTTTTGAGGCTGGATCGGGTAACAGCCAAGCAGTGCCTGATCCGATTCTGAGGGATGCTGACTGATCGTCGGAATAGAATCCTGTGACCACTGGGGTCGGGAGGCCGGTGAAGTGCAATCCGTGTTCGTAGTCGGCAGTAGTGCGATAGTGACTGATGTTGACATCAACCAGATCAAGCAAAGGCGGCTTATCGACGCAAGGCCGGTTATCCCTGACACCGAAGAATTCAAACGGAATCCTAGCAATAGCCTTTCCTTGTGAACTTGGAAAGATTTCGCTCTCGACATAGAAATCACCCTTTTCATTCTTTCGGAATACCCGTTGCCTATAGATTCCATTTGGTAGATCAAGAACACGCCATTGCGGTTTGCAGTCGTAACTGAATTCATCGTCGTAGACTTCGTATTCTTCTTCAAGAACAACCAAAGTCAGCATATCCACGCCAGAGATGCGGTCAGTTCGCCAGTTGATGATGCTCTCTGCGTCATACATTCGCATATAGGGACGCATACCTAGTGACTGAGCCTGTGCCAGTGTCATTGCATCGGTCATCGGAGGATGATCCACAAGAACACCGCACCGGCCAATCTTAACCACTTCCTCTGCAAGCATTTCAGCAAATTGATGCAAAGAGAGACCAGACATGGATACGTCTGCAACGATGGCTTCTAGTGCTGTCGGATATTCGGTGACAGGTGGCTTTAGGAACATCATCCCGGTCAAGCCGTCTATTGTTCTCTGTGTGGCGTTATAGAACAATGCACGATCCTTGTAGCCCTTGTATTCCTGATCGGTTTGTCCTGACAGCCGTGGCAGGTACTTGATGCCGTATTCATGGATTTCATCCTGACCTTCGGCGGCGTGTTCACACCGTTCCCACTGGTCGTAATACTCTTCGTATTCTTCGTGCTGTGTGTCTACTGCCATTTCAGATACCTACTACCCGCGCAAATTGCGGTCGATTGTTCATGATTGGATAGCGATATACCACAAAATAACCCGTTGCGTCATTGGGATGGTCAAACCCAGATGATTTGTCAGGTTCTCCGCTCTTGCTGTACGCCTGTTTTTCAAGCGACTCTGCAAGCACTGGACACTGATCGACATTGACTTTGTAGCGCCGCTCTTCAATAGCTTTGTTAAGAGACAAAACGCGATCTTTTACGGCTGGATTTCGTGAGTCTACGCAAACTTGAAAACCCGCCGCACGAAGCAAGGCATGATCTGACTGTGAAGCATTGTTGGTCTTTCGCGCTGATCCACTAGCATCCGGGTAAATCATGATGTGATGGCCCTGGTATCTGTCCTTGATGATTTTAATCATCTCTGGCGTGTCAAATGCCTTTACGATTTCCTCGACAGCAATCGGGTCATCGTTTCTGATGACATGGACAACTGCCGCCATGTTGGTCACGTTAAAGTCCATGCCAATGTGCAATGCTTCGCCAGGCTTGCCGTGTTTTGGCGCAATGATCGTTGCATCAGAGCCGTTTAGCTTGCGGTCGAATGCAGGATAAACAGATCCCGCATTGAGATTGACAAATTCACCGTCAAGATAGGCCGCCAGTTGATTGCTGCTGTACGTTGCGCGTAGCTGATCCACATACCCATCGGGCAAGTATGGATTGCTCCATGTTGAGGCTCTGATAAGCTCATAGCCTTGCGCCGGATTTTTCCCCCATCGTTCGTACATGAATCCAAATCCTTCCGGGGTAGACACGGCGGCTAGCGTATTGGCGGAACCGTCCGGCTTTTTCTGCCGACATCGGCCTAGCATTTTGATCCATACGTCGTTGGCCTGATCTAGCCTAAGCGTATCCGCTTCGTCAATGATCCCGTCTGCAATTTCAAAGCCTACCAATCGAGAGGGGTTATCGGCTGATCGAAAAATAATCTGGCTTTCGTTCTCAAGCGTCAGGATTGAATCGGCCTTATTGAGGCGATAGCCAACATTCCAATTTGTCAGCATTTCCTCGAAACGCGGCCATGCAATCAATCGCACCAGGTCAAAGGTTGGCTCAACAAAGCCAAAATCCATCTTTCGATAGCGAAGCGCCTGGATAGCCAATCGCGTCACAGCCGCTTGTGATTTCCCAGAGCCATAGCCAGCCACCATTGCCGGATGCCTTGCCTCAGAGAATACAAACTCCTCTTGTGGCTTAGTGAGCTTGAGGCTGATTCGGTTGATGCTCAATGACTAATGGCTCCTGTGCCTGTGGTCTCTCAATGGCGAAGTGATATCCGGTTGTGATGGCTACCTCCCCGGTTTGCTCCACCCTGGACAATTTAGGCGCTGCATACTCGGCAAGTTTAGCGAGAAGATCAAGCGCCTTGGCGGGATCCTGTTGCGCCACTTGCTGTAGCCAGATCGACACGTTTGCTGAATTTTCCTCTAGCACCTTAGTGACCGTCTCTCGAAATGTCTGTGTGGCTTTGTTGGGGACTCCAGCCGGTCTGCCCTTACCGGCATTAGGCGGTAGCCGTTTTCCACTATCGCCCTGTAATTTACTGTGGCTTTCGGACTCCATCCCACTCCTCCTGTGTCGCATCGTCAATGCTGACTCTGACGCGCTCTTTGACAAACTGGCCGTTAATCATCTGTCCTTTGCGATCCTTGATGGCTTGCCATGCGTATTCAATGCAGGTATCTATTTCAAGGTTCCACATATGCGCCTGAATAACTAGCGTAACAATAATATCTCCGATGGCATCAATCGCCAGATATCCATCATTGGCTTCAATGGCTTGAAATAACTCATTCAATTCTTCCTGTGTTTTATCTGCCTGTCGAATTTTTGATGAGCCATGCTGAGGATCGAATATCCCTCTGTCAGTAGCCCATTGAATAATATCTTGCTCACGATAAGCCATTCATAATCTCCATGGTTAATTTTCGCACTGTGGCGATTGTATCTGCATCAAGTTCCTTTGACCAACGAGTGAGCCACCCTTTGCGCTGTTCGTTCGATGGCAGCGATGCCAAAAAGCGGGAACGGCATTTTAGGCACTTCCAATCGTAGATCGGGCCTGCGCAGAGGTGGTCTATCAATCAGTGCAACCTGTTTTGATGGGTTGCACTGTCCTCAAAGCCACGCCAGACGTGGCCTACAGCGTTTTTTTTGCCATCACAGTGCATCCTGTTTTCATTTTCTATATAGCGATTTCTTACGCGCATATCGCGTCATATCCTCCTTTTTCTTTTTATAAGTCTCTATTTATATATAGGTTACCCTGGTTACCCTGTAAGGGATAAAAGAACACAAAATCAACGACTTAAGACAGTGCAACCTATCAGTGTAACCTCAAAAAGGTTGCCCTGAGGATGCACTGTTTAGCCTTGGACAGAGCAACAGACTGACTCCATTGCTTCTCCTTGACCGATTCCCATTCATGCGGCGGATGTGTCCACCCGCTGCCGTTGCATCTGATCGTGTCGGCTTGTCGATGCCGATGGATTGCAAAATGTCGGTCGCTGTTCGCCATTCCCATAGCGTCTCTGGGTCATCCCACGCCATGCGCGTATTGATCCTTTCAACAATAGGATCAACTGCCGTGAATTGCTCATTGTGCTCATTCAATAAATCCATTTCTTCTGGCGTAAGAAAATAAGACTCGCCCTTCCGATAATGATCCAAAACCTCAGCCCATAGCTGTTGCATATCTATATCGTGAGTATGTTTTATTTCTGCGGCTTCAATCGTCCAAAACCTTCTGTTGCCTGTTGGGTCATTTAGAAATTGCTTTGGATTAACTGACCCAAAAAATACAGTGCGCCTCGCGTAATGAGATTTTTTTCTTGCATAGGCTCGACGCAATACGTCAGATTTATTGGTGATGAATGCCTTAAGCGCGGCAATGTCAGATTTTTTGAATGTGGAATCTAGCTCTCCAAGTTCCACAAGCCAGAACGAACACGCTTGTTCCACAGAGTCCTTGTCATCAGGGCGAAGCATCATGCCCTCCTTGAGGAGTTCTAGCTCCTCTGGAACCAATGACTTGAACCATTTAGTTTTTCCAAGGTACTGATCCCCTTGTATGACAAGAATCCCAGGTGCGGCCACGCCCGTCGGTGAAAATGCGGCGGCCACAGCCGACAGGAGCCACCGATACATGAGGATTTCTTTCAGTTCGTTGTCTTTGTTTTGAGCGCAAGTGATCGTTTCATACAGGCTGACAAGCCGCTCTTGACCGTCCCACGGTTTTGATTCAATCCATGTGGCCACAGGGTTAAACAAATTTTGATCGGCCAGAAACGTGATGAACTCAGGAACTCGCTGGACTGGATAGCCAAACCGACTGCATTCGCTAATGATCCATGCAAGGGAAGCGTTGTCCTTGTTGTCCACGCTGAATGATTTGCCAGGAATCAGGATTTCATCATCCTTGCTGATGACGTTGTAT